TCATGTCATATACTTCATAAACAGGGTAAGTATTACATTACTCATTTTAAAGAACTGTTTATGCTCGATGGAAAAGTAAATAACTTTGATGATGAGGATAAAGCACGTCGTAATGCTATTATTAACTTACTCGAAGAATGGAATTTAATTAAAGTAGTAAACCATACTCAAATTGAAGATCCAGTAGCGCCGTTGTCGCAAATTAAAGTATTACCATATAAAGAAAAAAATGATTGGGAATTAGTACCAAAATATTCAATTGGTAAGAAAAGATAAGACAACGCGTATAAATAAAAGGTGGATGCCATAAGGGTCCACCTAACATAACTATCTTGCTTAACGAAGGAGATTAAATATGAATTCACGTTCTTATACTACAGATATGCTCAATGATCCATTTTTTATTGGATTTGACAACCTACTCAATAAATTGAATAGACCAGTCCAAGGATCGACAAACTATCCCCCTTACAATCTAATGAAAACAGGAGACGATACGTTCTTGATTGAATTAGCTGTAGCTGGGTTTAGTGAAGAAGAAATCGACATTGAAGTACAAGACGGAACTCTCACAATTAAGGGAGAAGATACGCGTTACGATAGCGACGAAGTATCTTATATCCACAAAGGTATTGCGACAAGAAACTTTGAACGTAAGTTCACGCTTGCCGATACTATTCAAGTAGATGGTGCTAGCATGCATAATGGCGTACTGTCTGTTAAACTTGTAAATGTTATTCCTGAAGAGAAAAAGCCACGGAAAATTCCTATTGGAAGTCCTGAGCTATTACTTGAGGAATAAATAGAGGGGTTACGGCCCCTCGCCCACACACAACACAGGAGAAAAAAATGTTTTCAACAGAATACGTAACTAACATTTGGATCGATACAATCCAAAACGCAAAAAAGACTTGGGTCGATACTTGGATTAAAGACGAATCAATGAGTAAACCACTCTATGATTTTATTTCAGCACAAACAGAATTCACTAAAACAGCAATGAAAACTACTAATGAGTTTGCAAACATTGCCGGTGAAGCTATGGCAAAAGGACTAAAGAATGGCTAATAAAAATCCATTTGAAATCCGTGCTGATATGTTAGCTATGGCTAAAGATTACATGGATCAACAATATCAAATTAATATGGATTTTGTACGTAACTTATATGAGCAAAACAAAGCTACTGCTGAAGAATTTAAGAAAGCTTGTGAGCCATATTCTATAGAAGAAATGATGAAGAAAGCTCAAGAGCTATATTCTTTTGTTTCAAAAAAAGATTAAGAGAGAGGGCTTCGGCCCTCTTTTTCGATTGACATTTGTGTCGATCTATGATAGTATAAACACTATACACTCCAACACTATGAGGTTTTTATGCAAGGTTTTTACACTAGCGTTGCACGCTATGGTAATTCTATTTTGTACCGTGGATACAATCATAATGGCGTGAGGGTTGAGAAACGTGTTCCATTCTCCCCTACGCTATATGTACAATCAGACCAAGAAACTGGATACAAGTCAATTTACGACGAGAATGTAAAACCAATTACATTTGACACTATGCGTGATGCTAAAGAATTTATTGCTAAGTACGGTGAAGTAGATAACTTTAAAGTCTATGGTAACACCAACTATATCGCTCAGTTCATTGCTGAGACTTTCCCTAACGAAGTTCCATTCAACATCAATCATATAGACATCGGTAACTTTGATATTGAGGTTGCATCTGACGACGGGTTTCCACACCCTGAAGATGCGGCTCATCCAGTTATCTCTATTGCTTATAAAAGTACTAAATCCAGCATATTCTACGTGTGGGGCCTTGGTGACTATGATACGACTAAAGCAATCAAGCCAGAGGGTAGCCAAGTTAAGTATCTCAAGTGTCAAACTGAATTTGATTTGCTTCAGTCGTTTATTCGTTTTTGGCAAGATAATTGCCCAGATGTAATCACTGGCTGGAACGTAAGACTATTCGACATTCCATATCTTATTAATCGTGTATATCGTGTAATTGGTGATGAAAGTGCTAAACGCTTCTCACCTTGGGGACTCGTGTCTCAACGTAAGCTTTCGGTAAAAGGTAAGCAGCTCGACTCGTATGACATTACCGGCGTACAGCAACTCGATTACTTTGATCTATTCCAAAAGTTTGATTACGTATATGGTACTCAAGAATCATATACGCTTGACCATATCTCAAGTACAGTGCTTGGTGAAAAGAAACTCAGCTACGAAGAATACGGCACATTGCATGGTCTATACAAACACGATCACCAAAAGTTTATTGACTATAATATCCGTGACGTAGATCTCGTTGATCGCCTTGATAAGCAAATGGGTTTGGCCGAACGGGCTATGACTATTGCGTATAAAGGTAAAGTAAACTTTACCGACACGTTTGGCACTACCGCAATCTGGGATAGCATTATCTATAACTATCTACTCAAAGATAATATCGTACCACCACCCAGTGAAGATAAACATAAACATCCATATCCCGGTGGCTTTGTAAAAGAACCGCATGTTGGCGCCCACGACTGGGTAGTCTCTTTTGATTTAAACTCACTGTATCCTAATCTCATTGTACAGTACAATATGTCACCCGAAACTTTGGTGAAAGATGCTAAACTTCCCGGTGAAGTTGATCAATATTTACTTGACGGTGATCCAGTACACTATGCTTGGCATGATAAAGATGTCGCTATAGCGGCCAATGGCTCAATGTTTCGTAAAGATAAGCAAGGTATTCTACCACGTATCATTGTCGATTACTATAATGAACGTAAGTCTGTCAAAAAGAAAATGCTTACGGCTCAAGCAGAATATCAAAAAAATCCAAGCAAAGAACTTGAACGTGAGATAAATATTCTAGATAATACACAAATGGCTGTCAAAATTCTTTTGAATAGTCTTTATGGTGCACTTGGTAATCAATACTTCAGATATTTCGATATGCAAGTTGCTGAAGCTATTACGTTGTCCGGCCAGCTTACTATCCGCTGGGCTGAGAAACATATGAATCGTGCCATGAATAAGATTCTTAAGACTGACAAAGATTATGTTATTGCGATCGATACAGATTCACTTTATGTTAACATGGGTCCACTCGTTAAAGCAGTTAACCCATCAGATCCAGTGAAGTTCCTTGATAAAGCATGCCAAGAAAAGTTTGAGCCTGCATTTGAAAAAGCATATGACGAATTATTCCATCGCATGCGCGCTTACGATAATCGAATGGTAATGGCTCGAGAAGTAATCGCAGATCGTGGTATATGGACAGCAAAGAAAAGATACATTCTTAATGTTCACAACTCAGAAGGTGTACAATACGCTGAACCTAAACTGAAAATCATGGGTATTGAAGCTGTAAAGTCTTCTACACCTATGGTAGTACGTAACAAGTTTAAAGAAGCATTTAAGATTATCCTAACCGGTACGGAGGAACAAACCCAGAAATTTATTCAAGATTTCGAGACTGAGTTTAAATCACTCGATCCCGAAGATGTATCATTCCCTCGTGGTGTGTCTGAAATTACTAAGTGGAAAGATAACAATGCTATGTTCAAGTCTGGTTGTCCCATCCACGTACGCGGTGCTATATTGTATAACCATTTCATTAAAGAACATGGTGTCGATAAAGAATATGAAGCAATACAAAATGGTACAAAAGTCAAGTTCTGTTATCTCAAAATGCCTAATCCAATCAAGCAGAATGTAATCTCATTTCCACAATACTTACCACGCGAGTTTGATCTCAAAGAATTCATAGACTATGATACGCAATTTGAAAAAACATTTAAAGAACCACTTAAACCTATCGTAGAAGCTGTCGGCTGGAATCTCGAGAAGGTTGCAACATTGGAGGACTTTTTCGCATGAGCGATGACATATTCGATTTTGGATTTACTGCAGTAGATGAAGACGAGCTACAGGCAGTACAACAAACAACAGCTGCAGCTAATGACGCTGAGCAACTCGCAACTACTACACAGGAAAGACTTGATAAACTATATAATGCTATTGTTCCACTCTTAAACAATCTCAAAAAGAATCCTGAAAAGGAATACATTCTTTGGCCAGATCGTTTATCAAAAGTGGAAGCGTTTGAATCTCACTTACAAAAAATCTATAGTGGTAGTTGACATTCCACATAAGCTGTGTTAGTATACTATTATTACACATAAGGAGTAAAAATGTCTCTTATTGAAAAATTAACTAAGTCGTCTACTATTAAGATGACTGCACCTATACTTGACTCAAAGGTATATGGTAAAAAAGATATGGCTACCACACCAGTACCAATGGTTAACGTAGCTCTATCTGGTCGAGTAGATGGTGGATTAGTTCCAGGTTTACTTATGTTAGCTGGCCCATCTAAGCACTTTAAGTCAGCTTTTGCTTTAATGATGGCTGCAGCTTATCAAAAGAAATATGATGATGCTGTCGTATTATTTTATGACTCAGAATTTGGTACACCACAATCTTACTTTGAATCGTTTGGCGTTGATCTAGATCGTGTCGTACATACACCTATTACTAATGTTGAAGAACTCAAGTTCGACATTGCTCAACAACTTGAAAACATTGAAAAGAATGATAAGGTTGTAATCGTTATTGATTCGATTGGTAACCTAGCTTCAAAGAAAGAAGTAGAAGACGCCCTTGACCAGAAGTCAGTGGCTGACATGACACGAGCTAAACAGCTTAAGTCACTATTTCGTATTGTAACACCGCATCTAAATCTTAAAGATATTCCATTAGTGTGCGTAAACCATACCTATAAAGAAATTGGTATGTTCCCAAAGGATATTGTGTCTGGTGGTACAGGTTCTTATTATTCGGCTGATGCTATTTGGATTATTGGTCGTCAGCAAGAAAAAGATGGTACTGAGATTGCGGGTTATCACTTTGTGATTAATATTGAAAAGTCTCGGCATGTACGGGAAAAGTCTAAGATTCCTATTACAGTAACTTTTGAAGGTGGCATTAAGAAATGGTCTGGTCTAATGGATATTGCTATGGAAGCAGGCTATCTTCGTAAACCAAAAGCTGGTTGGTATGAGCGCGTTGATCCATTGACAGGTGAAGTGATTGGTGATAAAATGTATAGAGCTAAAGAACTTGCTGATAACGGCGATTTCTGGAAACAGCTATTCACCGAAACTGAATTTGCTAACTGGATTAAAGAACGTTATTCAGTTGGTGGCAAAGCACTATTCGAATCAGAAGAAACTGTAGAGGAACCTACTGAATGATTGAAAATACAATTCTTTCAAGTCTTATTCACAACGAAGAATACGCAAGAAAAGTTGTTCCATTCATTAAAGATGAATACTTTGGAGATAACGATACGAAAGTATTGTTCCAAGAAATTCGAAAATACATTGATCAATATAACGGGCTTCCAACTAAGGAGGCCCTACAAATCTCGATTGATGAACGGGATGATCTCAACGAAGAACGATATAAAAATATCTCAGAGTCTATTGACGACATGGGATATGATAATGATACTGAACTCGATTGGTTACTTGATAAGACGGAAAAGTTTTGCCAAGATAAAGCAGTCTATAATGCAGTAAGGAAATCTATTCTTGTTCTTGATGGTAAGGATAAAGAATACGATAAGGGCGCAATTCCACAGCTACTTTCCGATGCCCTCGGCGTGGCCTTTGATACTAACATTGGCCACGACTTTGTGGAAAATGCTGATCAACGATTTGACTTTTATCACACTAAAGAAGATAAGATTCCTTTCGATCTCGACTATATGAATAAAATTACTAAAGGTGGTGTATCACGTAAATCTCTATCAATTGCATTGGCCGGCACTGGTGTCGGTAAAACTTTGTTTATGACTCACTGTGCTGCAGCTAATCTAATGGAAGGACTTAATGTTCTATACATTACAATGGAAATGGCAGAAGAAAGAATTGCGGAGCGTATTGATGCTAACCTACTCGACCTTACTCTCGACGATCTTCGTTATCTTACTCGTGATGTATACCACTCGCGAATGAGTAATATTCGTAAACGTACAAATGGTAAACTTATTGTAAAAGAATATCCAACAGCTTCGGCTGGTTCGAACCATTTTAGATTTTTACTTAATGAACTTAAACTCAAAAAGAATTTTATACCAGACATTATCTATATTGACTACCTTAATATTTGTATGAGCTCACGTATGAAACAAGGCGCTAATGTAAACTCATATACTTACATTAAAGCTATTGCCGAAGAACTACGTGGTCTCGCTGTTGAGTTTAACGTACCAGTATTTTCAGCTACTCAAACAACTCGATCTGGCTATTCAAACTCTGACATGGATCTTACCGATACTTCAGAATCCTTTGGTCTACCAGCAACTGCAGACTTTATGTTTGGTCTTATCTCAAGTGAAGAACTTGAAAATCTTGGTCAAATTATGGTAAAGCAACTTAAAAATCGCTGGGGTGACATTGCCAATCCAAAACGTTTTGTTGTAGGTATTGATCGATCTCGAATGAAACTCTTTAATGTAGAAGAATCAGCTCAAGAAAATCTAACTAACGATTCGAAACC